GCTCCCGCAGCGTCAGATGATTGTCCTCGGCAAACTCCCGCAGAATCACCTCCGTCTGATCGCGGAGTGCGCCAACCATCCGGTCGTATGCCTCCTGCTGATCCCGTCCCGCTCCTTCCAGCCGGGCCTCGTCCCACAGTCGGTCGGCAAGCGTCTGCTTCTCGCTCACGCCCTTCGCCGCGCGATCCACGATGTTCCGCAGCATATCCGGCGCGGAAATGTCCGTCGGGAAAAGCGCCTCGCCGTATTTCTCGGCAAGCTCTATATTCCGCACATCCGGCGGCGTGTCGTTCTGGTTCTTTGAAAGCGTGATGCCGGCTTCGCGCGCCTGTTCGCGCAGCGTCCGGGCCTCGTCCTTCCGGAAGTCTCGCCACGTTTGCTCAGAAACATAGAGCTTCGTGCCGCGAAGATCGCTCCGGATATCCTCATGGGTCTCGTCAATCCACGGACTGTTCTCGGAATTGGATACGACGCTTCCGGCCTGCAGCATCTCGTCCACGATCGTGTCCAGCGCGTCCTCTCGGATCTCGCCCTGCGCCATCATCTCGCCGATGTTCCGGTTGAGCATCTGCTCCACGTCGGCGCGGTTTGCCGTGTCCGTGAAGAACAGCCGCATGATATCGCGCTTGGTATTTCCTACGGTACGGCGCTTCCGCTTCCCGTCGCCCAACTCCGCGAGCCGTCTCTCCGCCGCCTGCATCCACTTCATCTCGTCGATATACGGGAAGTTCTGGTCGTCCCGCTGCGTCGCTTTCTGGTACTCTTGCATCCGTCGCTCATACTCGCGCCGGAGCTCCGCGGCTGTGCGATTGTTGATCCCGGATACCTCCACACTCGCCCTGCCGGAAGATTTTTCTTGACTATTCCCCGCGGTGGAGCGTATATTGGTCTCAGAGGGAGCGATGGCGTTACTGTCAATGTTGGCACCTTGTGTGCCCGCAACAGGGCCCGAGCTCATCTCGTTAGAAGATGCGTCTGATGAGGCACCGGTGGAAGCGCTGCCGAAAGGTAAGGGTCCACCACCGCCCAAGGGTGCATCTTCTTTCTTTATGCCCCAGTTGTAAATCTGTGCTTCGTTCGGCTGGATCATGTTTCGTACAGCAATACGAACGCCGGCTGTATCGTCTCCAAGTTTAACTGGTACATAAAAATAATCCCAACCGGACACCTCCGGGTTTCCTCTTTTGTCCGTCGTGCTGTACAGATATTCGGCGTTTTTGAATATCTCTTCGCTCGCAAAGAGCATCCCGGATTTTTCCTGTGTCAGGTTCTTCAAAACTTCCTGTATTCCCGCGTTGTAGAGCTTTGCTTCGATCGTCTCTCCGTTGATTTCAAATTCAAAGCTCGCTCCTTTTATTTGCCGAAGATACGTCCGCAGATCATCTTTGAGAAGTTTTATTTTTTCGCGCAGAATTACTTTCCGTTCCGCTTTCGGCATGGAACGAAGGTCTGGAAAATACTGCGAGACATTTTCACGGTTTTCGGTCAGATCAAGTATTTTCCCTTCGTTGACCATGCGATCGTGCAGCGCCTTTTGCGCCGCGTTCCGTGCCGCATTGTCAGCGTATTCGATGTTGTTCCGCCGAATATTCCCGTTCGCTTCCGCATAGGCGGCCATTGTATTTCCATCCGCAAACACGGTATCCGCGTCGCCCAGATCGGGCGGCGTATTTTTTCGCTCTTCGGCGCTCATCCGGCGGCGAGAGGTTGTGTCTCTGGCCTCGATCTCCCCGGCGGTGCTCCGGTAAAACTCTTTCACAGCCTCGCCCGCGTCGCCGAGAATCCGGTCGTACCGGTTCAGCTTTCCGAACCATTCCTTGCCGTAAAGCTCCCTGTACAGCTCGTCCGAGCGCTTTTCCAGCGCATCCATACGGCTTTCGTCGTAGAGCACGGAGCCGTCGAGCATTGCTCCCATCTCGCGCTCTGCGCTGCGGTACTCGTCGTAAAGCGCCTGATCCTCGGTACTCAATCCGTTGAGAAGCCTCGCTCGGTTGTCGCGGTACTTTTCCGCTGCTCTGTCGTAGTTTTCCCCGCGGTTCCAGTAGCCGGGGTTCGTCCCGCTCGCAAAGCCCTCCGCTGCCTGCACCCGGTGCTGCACCTCGTGCATGAGTGCGTCGAGCGCCTCGTTCGCGTCGTATTTGAGCTTTGTGTCGAGCGTGATCGTGTTCGTCTCGCGGTTGTAGCTGCCCGCCGTCCCGCTCGGCATATCGGCAAATTTCACCTTGGTTTCCGCGATCTCGGGGTACGCCTCAAAAAGGGCGTTGTGCCGCATGATGTCCCGCAGCGTCGCGTTCCCTTCGTCAATGCGGCGCGCCAGCTCCTTTTTCGTGCTGCCGTTCTTCTTGTCCAGCCCCAGCAGCTCGGCGTGCTCCGCCTCTGTGAGTTCTCCCGTGAGCATCCGGTTCATCAGCTGCGTATAGCGCGCGTAGTCCGCATTGTCGGCGCTGTACTGCGCCTCGCCGCTCCGGCTGAATGCCGCGCCGGAATCGTCGATCTCAAACCGCCACTGGCCGTCCATGCCGCGATACCAGCCCGTTTCCTGCCGGATGGTCTCATTGTCCGTCCCGCTCTTTTCCAGCGCCTCCGCGCGGCGCAGGGCGGCGCTGTCGGCGGTTCTGGCGCCGATGCCCGCCGCCGTAGCTTTGCCCGGCGGTCCCGTCGTCTCCTGCTGCGCCTCTGCCCTCCGGGCCGGGGCGTTTCTTTCTGTCTCGGCGCGCACGGCCTCCTGCGCCGGCGCGTCGCCGGAGAACCAGTTCAGCCCTGCGTAAGCGTCCGCCGCGATCTCCTCGGTGAGCAGCCGCTCGATCTCGTCCTCGCTCATGTTCTCAAAATCGTAAATGCTCGCGTAGGCGTCGCGGTAGCTCTCATACATCGCGTCGTATTCCTCGGCGGTCATGCTCTCGCGGATCACCTCGTCCGACGCCTGCAAAACCTCCTCGGAGATGTAGTTGTGGAACAGCTCGTGCCGCACCAGCGCCTCCGGGCTGATGGCGTTGCCGCGGCTGTCCACGGCGTCCACGCGGAAGAACACCCTCCCGCTCTCGGTATAGGCGTTCGCGTAGCCGTTGTTCACCTGAATGGCTCCGCGCACCGCGACCGGCTCGATATTGTTCGCCGCGAGAAGATTATACGCTCTCGCCGCGTCCCCGCCGAGCTTCTGCGCGTCCACGACGGTCACGGCCTCCGTGCCGCCGTTTCGGATGCCGAGCTGCGCCGGAGTTACTTTCCGTAGATCCGCCTGCGCGTCCGCTCCCACGCCTCCCGGAACTTCCGCTCGGCCTCCGGCGAGAGCTTGCGCTCCTCCTTCTGCGGCAGCTTGTCCGCCGGTACGGAGATCATAAGACCCGTTTTCTCGTCCCTGATAAGTACTCTGCCCATTGTTCATTCCCTCCTGAATGTTGATCGCCGCCGCGGGCGTCGTGCTGATTCCTTCGTTCTGCGCCCTCTGCGCGCCCACAGGCGCGTTTTGCGCCCCGGCAGTATAAACGCCTTCCTGCGCGCCGGAACGCCCGCCTGCCCCCATCTGCTGCGTCAGATACTCCGCCGCACGCTTCATATCTTCCTTCGTGCCGATCTTCTGCCGGAGATCGTCGGCGTTCTCCGCGTCGGTCAACTCGGCCAGCGCGTATATAACGCCGGGGTTTTCCGTCTGCGCGTCCTGCATCATCTGCACAACGTTCTTCGGCGTGGTATCCAGCCGCTCGGCTGTCTGGTTGATGTTCGCGCGGTTCGTGCCGTACTGCACGCTGCTCGACCCCAGTGTTGCCAGCGCGCCGCCGAGGAACGAAAGCCCCTCCTGTCCGAGAACGGCAAGCACGGTCGCAAGCTCCGCGTGCTTCTTCTGCCAATCTGTGCCGCTGGTCCGGTAGTATTCGAGCATCTTCGGGATCCCGCTCTCTTCCGTGCCGAACGCCGCGTCGATCGCAAGGTTTACCACACCGTTCGCCGCGTCCGACATGACCTCCTCCATGCCCTCGGGGATCATCGTGAGCGCCATGCTCTTCACAAAGCTCAGCGGGTTTGCCTTGATCTTTCGGATGACCCATTCGCCGCCGACCGCTTCTGAGGCGTACTCGATCGCGCCGCGCGTCAGACCGAGCGCCAGCGCTCCGGCGTTGGAGTATCCCTTTTCCTTGCTCTCGGCGATGGACAGGGAAGCCGCCTCCGAGCTCATCAGCGCCGAGCCGAGAATGTTCGTCGCCTTCATCAGCGTGTCGCCGGTAAGCCCCACGGCCTCGCCGATGCCCTTGGCGACAAGCGCGTTCATCGCGCTGTCCGCGGCGCTCATCGCGGTGTTATATACGAAGCTCCCGACCTTGCCGCCCATCCCCGGATTCGTTTCCTCGATGTGCTGCGAGGTGTCGGCGCGGAGCTCCTGCGTGATGTTGCTCGCCTGCCGCCACTTGGAATAGGGGTTGATCTCCTGCCCCTTCGCCGTGCGCACCGCATCGTCCGCCATGGCGATCATGCTTGTGATCGTCCGGGTAGGCTGCGCCGCAACGGTCATAGCGCTTGCCAGCGTCCGCGTCGCCGCGTTCTTTCCGAGCGCCTCCGTCGTCGCCCGGTTCGTGCCGGTGTACCACTGCTTATCGAGCTCCGGTTCAAGATCGCTCAGATAGGCGTTCGCCGCCTTCTTTCCCTTGGTAGCGTATAGGTAGTTGTATACGCCGATCTCATCATCGGTCATGAAGGCGTATTTCCCGTAGTCCTGCCCGCGTCCCTGCGCCTGCTGCACGTCGGACTGCGCGCGGAAGTTCCCGATGTTGTTGATGTAGTCATACCGGGCGTCGCCGAAGAGCTTCCTCTTGCTCTCGCCGCTTTTGGAAAGCTCGGTATAGTCGCTCGCTTTGAGAATACCGGCATACTTCCCGGAGCCGGCCGAGCTCGCCCGGTCATCCGCCTTTCCGTACACGCTGTTGAAAACGACGCTCGTGCCCTTCGCCGCATTCCCGCTCTTCATCTGCGCCGCAGCGTCGGCGTATGGTGTCCCGCCGTTGGCTTCGATGCGGCTTGCAAGCGAAGGCTTCTGCTTTGCTGCGGCGTCAGCGTAGAGCGTCGGCTGCCCGCCGTTCTGCGCAATGCGGTTTGCGAGCGACGGCTTTTTATTCGCCGCCGCAGTATACAGGTTCTTCCGAGTGTCCGAAGAGACAGCCGGTTTTCCGGCTGTCTCTTTCCCGTAGATTCTTTCCGTAAGGCTCATTTTCTACCTCCGAGAATTTGGCTGTAAAAGTCGCCCTCAGTGATCAGTCTCCCTCCGGAGACGGGGCCTTTTTGCGTTGTGTTTTTCTTCATCGACGCATAGGCGTTATCCAGCCCGCTGCTTATCGCCGCTCGCTTTGCCGCTTCCGCCTGTGCCGTCGTGATCGTTCCCGCGGCAGCTTCCTCGTCGAGTGCCTTGGCGATCTGGCTGTACGGTGTCCCGCCATTTTTCAGCTGAATCGCTTCGCTCAGAAGATCTCTTCCGTTCGCCTTCTGCTCAGCGCTCGGCGTGTTGTTTTTCCCGCCGCCGGAGCCGCTGTAAGAGCTGTACACCGGCTCCGGCGTCTTGACATACCCCAGCGTCCGCGCAAGCTCCGGATTCGCCGCGATCCACGCCTTTTGCATCTGGTCGATCTCGCTCTGCGTGTAGCCGAGCTCGAGATACCCGGAGAAGTCGCCGTACTGCGCCATGTTCTGTGCCTTCGTCGCGGCGTCCTGCTGCTGCTGAAGAATGAGATTCATCATGTTCGCGTAGAGATTCTGCTGCGCCTGCGCGTTCGCCTGATCCCGCGCGGCGTTTGCCTGATACTCGGCGTCCGCGCCCTGCTGCCGCAGCTGCATAATGGCGGCGATGCGCGCGGCCTCGTTCTCGTTCAGCCGCTCGCCGTAGGCCGTATCCAGCCCCAGCCGGGCCGATTCGCTCATGCCGCCGCTGTAGCCTCTCGCTGCCATCTCCTGCGGCAGCACGCGCAGCGATTCCATGTAGTCGCGGTAGAGCTGCTTGTTGAGACTGCCGTACTGGTCTCCGAGCTCGCCGACGCCCTTCTCCGCCTGCGCGAGAGCCCGCTCGGCGGCGGCCTTCGCCGCGTCGTTGTTGGCCTTCACCGCGTCGTCGTACATTTTCTGGTACTGATCGCGCAGCTCGTCCAGATACGTCCGCTGCGGCTCGCCCGGCGTCTCCTCCGGCGTTCCTTCCGTCGTGCCCTTCTGCGCGTCGCCGTTGGGGTCGATATACGTCACCTTGCCGCCGCCGGACGTGCCCGGCTGCGTTGGCGTCGTGGTCGGCTGCTGCGCTCCGTCCGGCTTCGGCAGGCGTCCCGCTCCGGCCATAGCGCCGGTTATCGCTCCGCTTGCCGCATTCGCCGCCGGCGCGTTCATGCCCGTCTGGTCATAGAGCCCTTTTCGCGGCGGCGCCGCCGCGCCCGTCCGGTCGGGATCGATGGTCCCCTGCAGAGACGAGCTGTTCGCGTTCTTGGCCACCGCCTCCGCATACAGATTCCCGCTCTGGTTGTTATTCGACCGCGGGCTCGAATAATCCGTTTTGCTGATCCCTACGCCTTTTTCGGTAGCGGCATCGGTGAATCGATTTTCATACCGGTTGTTGGCCTTCTTGTTCACCCAATCCCAAAAGTTAGCCATCCTTCTTCTTTCCTCCCTGATACCGAACGCACTTCGGGTTGCGGCACTCCCATTCCGCCGCGTTCTTTTTCGTCATCTCAATGCCGCATTTCGGACACTTCATGCCGTCGGTGCACCTCCCAGCAGCGGCAGCGTCTGCGCCCCCGGTATCGCTCCGCCGGCGGCCGCCTCGCCGAGCGCTCCCGCTCCGCCGCCTCCGGCGGATTCCGGCATAGCCGGTACGGCGAACCTCTGCTGCCATTCGTTGATGATCTCCTGCTTTCCCGGCAGATCGATGAGCTCAAGCTGCGCGGCAAACAGCTTCCAGTTTTCCGCCGTGATCTGGCTCTGCGTGAGCGCCTGCAGCGCCTGCAGCGTCTGCGCCTTGCCGTGGGCGATGCTGTCGCCCGCCGTGATCGTCACGTCCACGCGCGGGAAGTACTGCCACTCCTCGCGCACAACGTTTCCGGCCCCGTCCAGCACCTTCGGCATGACCGCCGTGAAGCTGTCGGCGTTGAACGGCATTGCCTGCGGCGTGCGGTCCTTCATCTCGTCCGCGCCGATGAACAGCATCCTATCGTCGTCGAAGAACTCGAGCGCCAGCCAGTCGAGCAGCTCATACAGCCGCTCGAATCCTGCGTCGCGGTCCGCGCCCTTGATGTCCGCCTGGCTCTGCGCGTCCTGCCGCATCATCGCAAGGCCGGTCGCCGTCGTGACCTTGGTCGTTTCCCTGCCCTGATTGATGTCGTAGTTTCGGCTGGCGCGCTCGATCTGGCTTTTGAAGAACTCCACGCCCATCGCGCCGTTCGCTATGCTCTGCAGTCCGCCGAGCCGCTGCACGCCGCCCATGCGGTTCTGCTTGAGATGGATCACCGCGCCCGGCTCGTTGGTGAACTCCTCGCCGTCGGCAAGCGCGCTGTCCTCCACAAGAATGATATCGTTTGCAAGGAACGTGTCGTTCAGAATGCTCATGGCGAGCTTCCGGTCGGCGGCGTCCACAAGCTCGAGTATCGGCATGAGCTCGCTCTTGTTCCAGAAGCTGTTCTCGTCCTGAATGCGCCAGTAATGCACGAACGGGAAGAGCCGATTCTGCTTGCATGTGCGTTTCCAGTAGTTCGGGATGTACCGCAGCTCGCGCCCTCCCGCGAGGATCGAGCACGCCACCGCTCCGGCGGGCACTCTCTCGCCGTCCTGCTCCGTGTCGCACGGCTGCCGGAACCAGTGCTCGAGCACCTGTACCGTGTCGTCCAGATCGTTGATGGCCGTCGTGAGATCGAATACACCGGTGCGGGAAACGTAGTCCTCGGTGAGAATGTCGTCCGCCGTCAGTCCCAGCTCCTCCAGCTCGCGGCGGAACACCTGGCAGAACTTCACCTTGTGCATCGTGTAGACGTAGTCCACATACTGCCCGTCCTGCAAGCCGCCGTCGCGGATGGCCGGGTCTGGGAAGATGGCCTCCGTGGGGATATCCCGGATGCGGATGTCTCCCTCGTTCACGCCGCAGCGCATGTCCCGGTCCCAGTACGCCTTCCAGAACGCATCGCCGAGCTTCAAAAGCCGGCGCTCGTTGCGCGTATTCATATCGGAGAGCCGGTTGTTCTCGATGATGTAGCGCACGGCAAACTCGCGCTGCTTCGCCTTGGCGCTGTCGAGATCGTCGTCGCGCCCGCGAAACTCCGGCTCCGGCACGTTCGGGTTGATCTGCGTCTCCACGAGGATGTACGGATCCGGCATGTTCGCCGGGATCCACGGAACATCGTTCGCGCGGCAGTACTCGACCATCTCCTTCGTCGCGTCGTGGATGCCGTTGTAGTAGTCGTTGCACTTCTCCCACTCGATCTCCACGGCGGTGCGGGCGTTCTTCGCCCGGCGGAACAGCGCGTCCGCCGTCTCCTCGCGCATCTCGCGGCTGGAGTAATCGTACCCGACGATCACCCGCTCGCTGCTCTGTTTCTTCTTTCGCATGTTATACCCCCAAGATTCGGTTCACTTCGCTCTGCACGAGATCGTAAAACCACGCGCCGAGCTTCTGCTTTCGCTCCTCGCCGTTGCCCCACTTCCCGTCAAGCACCTCCTGCGCCATCGCCGAGACGCTCACGGTCATTCCTTCCTTTTCGTAGGGGCGGGGCTCTGCTCCGCCCGCCGCGCCATCGTCAAAATACGAAAGCGGCACATACAAAATATCCAGATCCAGCGGGCTGCCCCGGTACTGCTGCATGACGCATTTCCCGGAAAGGTCGGGATAATGCTCCCCGTCGTTCCAGCCCCACGCCGCGATCCATTTGTCATACCCCGTGTCCCCGATTCGGTTTTCAAACCAGTCGAGATTCGCGTACACGCCGGTTTTGTTCCCCGCGTCTTCCATAGCCGCGCAGAACGCTTTGCACATCGCGGTGATCGTCTCGTTAGACGGAAAGCCGTTATATGCCTTGTACCCGTCCGCGTCCTCCATATCGAACCACACACCGAGCCGAGGCTTCCGGCCATTGAGGAAGCGCAGACACCGCTCCGCCTCCAATTTGGCCGTCGGCCCATTCAGCGCATAGCTGTACCAAAAGATGCCCCACGGGATACCGAGCGCGTCGCATTTGGCGATGTTGCGCTCTGCCCATTTGTCGGCATTTCGTATACCGTAGCCGCCGCGGATGATGACGAAGCCATCCTTGTACGGCGTGAAATCGAAATCGCCCTGATGCTCAGAAACGTCTATACCGTTCATTTCCATGTCCCTCCTTATGGATTGGCCTTGACAAGGGCTTCTTTTGCCGTTCCGTTGACATTCAGCAGAACGCGCGTCACTTGCTTTGCCGAGCCGTTCACGTTCAAATACAGCACATCGCCGAGCAGCGCCGGAGCAGTCAGCTTGACCGTGCCGTTGCTTTGGCTGGAAGAGGTGTCTGCTGCCCCGTAAACAACGGTGATTTCCGTCCCCGCATCAGCTTCTCCAACGAAATACCAATACGTTGGCGTTTTGGGGAGATTGCCGGGCGTTTCAGCTGTCCCCCGAACACTTCCGATGTCGCAGCGGAGATATAAGCTGCCGTACTCCGGATGATTGCCGTAAGAACCGCCGCTTGGGGACACCAAAACACGGACGGCAAACTGTTTCCCTTCCAGCCTTGCGATAGAGTATTCGCCGCCCAGTACAAACCAGTTCTGCACAAAAAAGTTTGTCTTTGTGATCGTCTGCTCCCACGCGCTGCCGTTCGGCAGTTCTGGCGCTGTTTTGCTCCACGCCATTCCGTTCACCTCACATAGAATACCGTAGGTATATATCGCCCGGCTGCCACTCGGCAGGCGGCGTTTCGCTCGTCCCGGTGTAGATGTGCCGCACCTGATCGGCGGAAAGCCCGAACTTCGTATACGGGATATCGTTTGCGAGCTTCTCGGCGGTCACGGCGTTCGGCGCGAGCAGCGCCGTGATGATAGCACCCGCGGCGATCTTCTCCGCCGT